CCCGCCCGCCATCGAAACGGCGGGCGAAGCGGCAGCAGCCTCCTGCGAGGCAAGCGCCTGCAGCCGGTGACGTTGAGCGAGGGAGAGGGCCATTGTTACGCGGCCTCTTCGATGTTTTCGACCAAGGCGCCGAGACCGAAGTCTTCGATCACGTAGTCCTCGTTCGACGATTGATAATCGGCGATGCGATCACGCTCCGGCTCGTCCTTGGTCATGCGACGACGGCTGCTGATCTGGAAGTAGATCGACAGGTTCTTCAGCGTGGTGATCATGATGCCGCCGTCAATGAAGAATGGTGCGTCTTCGATCGGCAGGCCGCCCAGTGTGCCGTTGGCAAGGATTCGCGCAGCTGCCAACTCGTTTTCGTTGTCGGCGGCGCCTTCGATGTTGGCCAGAAATTTCGCGTGCAGCAGGTTGCGATCGACCAGGACGACCAGATCCGGACGTTTGCGGTGCCATGGGTCCAGCAGCTGGATGGCGTCGTAAACGAGACCGTCGAGGGTCTTGTAGTCGCCGGTCGGGCCGATGGTGACTTTGCCGGCGACCTTGCCGCTGCTCAGCACACGCTCTGGCGCTTTGGTGCGGTACTTCTCCAGCCAGCCCACGTTTACGTCTTCCAGCAACGGATGTGCGGTCCGATCGGTAGTCGCCGCAACGCTGGTGCCGTTGAAGCCGATCATGATGCGGTCGAGCGCCTGACGCTCGACGATCGCGCCGGACAGGCGAGCCTGGAAGTCCGGAAATTTCGCCCAGGCATCCAACAGCGCGTAAGGGATCGCGGTGTCGAAGTCGGTTTTCTTGCAGCTGTACGTGTCGTTCTTGAGCGAGTTCACGCCGCGAGGGTTTCGGGCGGCTTGGCTGGTGTCAGTACGGCCGGCAATGGTCGAGCCGACCCCGAGAATCACGGCCTCGCCGTCTTTCTCGTCGACGCCCAGCACGTTGATTTTTTTCAGGAAGGCGCTGGATTCCTGAATAGCCGTTTCCAGCTTTTGCTGAACAGAAGGGGTGACGGTAAATTTTTCCGCCACCGATCCGACGGAGTTGATCGCGGCAACCTGTTTGGTGAAGCCGTTGAAGGCAAGTCGTGTTTCGTTACGCATGGTGTTCTCCTGGGGAGCTTGTAAGGGGCGGCGTGATCAGTAGGCAGTCAGCACTGCGCCGTCGCCGCCAGGCATTGCTGGGCGGTTGGGCTGGCTGTGGTCCTGGGTTTCGCCCAGGCGCTTGATCAAGTCCGCGAAATCGCTGGTCAGCTTTTCGTGTTTGCCGGTGAGGGACTTGAGCGATTCATCGGCTGAGGCGACGACTTTGGCTTGATCGGCGGCGTGACCGGCCAGCGCCTCGACGGCTTCGTTCAATTCGGAAAACTGAGCTTCGTCCTTGCTAGCCTTGGCCTTGCTGCGACCGAGCAAATCGGAAACGCGGGAGAACAGGCCGTCAATCACGCTCGGGGTTTCGACGACTTCATCAAACTCCAGCTGCGCTTCGACGAGCTCCGAGAACAAGTTGTCTGGTTTGCTCTTGCGCGCCTTCAGCGGTGAGGCGTCGGGGTTTTGCGCGCTGAATGTGAGCATCTCGGTGCCCAGGCTCGCCGGCGAATCGGTGACAGCTAACCCGTCAAGGTAAGCGCGGCCAGTGTCGGCAAACTTCGGCGAGATCTCGATGCTGGTGTACAGCTTCTGGCGCGCCTTGTTCATGGCGATCAGGTCGTCGGTCGGCTCGATCTGAACGAACAGGGCCAGCTTCTTGGCACCGTTGACATCGACTTCTTCAGTCTTCGCCGCAAGCACGTCGCCGTAAGCACGGAACGGGCTGTCGGGCAGGACGCTGCGGTAGTGCTCAACCCAGACGCGAGCGCCGTAGGTGTTCGGGTTGTAAGTTTCGGCAGCATCGACCAGCCATTGGCGTTCGATCTGACGACCATCGGTGGTCGCACCTTCTACGGCGACGCGGAACCATTTGGAGCGAAACTTTTTCTTCATGGAGCGGATCCTCAAAGCGGTGCTGCTGGGTGCAGTTGCGTTGAGGTACATCGTCGGCAGTCGCGTGATTGTGGGCAATCAGCGCCAGTTGTAGGTCCATTCGCTACATGGCACATCGCTACGCCTTCACGCGCGCGAGGCGTCAGCATCGCCGCCATGACTACAACCGACGCCACTCCCATCCGCGATAACCGCCGTCAGGCCAAGTTCCTCTACTGGACCGGCCTGCGGATCTGCGCGATTGCAGAAATGCTGGATGAAAAGGAAAAGACCGTCCATGCGTGGAAAACGCGTGATGAATGGGATCGGGCCGATAACGTCGAGCGTATCGGCGGTGCCCTGGAAGCGCGCCTGGTACAACTGATCCTCAAGGACGGCAAGACTGGTGGTGATTTCAAGGAAATTGACCTGCTGCACCGTCAGTTGGAACGGCAAGCCCGGATCGAGCGATACAAGGCCGGCGGCACAGACACTGACCTCAATCCCAACCTGGCCAAACGCAACGAAGGTCCGAAGAAGAAAGCGGCTCGCAACGAATTCAGCGAGGACCAGATCGAGCTGCTCACCGAGGCCTTTAAAGACGGTTGCTTTGGCTATCAGTTGGACTGGTACCGGGCGAGCAATCAGCGCACCAGGGCGATTCTGAAAAGCCGGCAGATCGGCGCTACCTACTACTTTGCCCGGGAGGCGTTCATTGATGCCCTGGTCACCGGACGCAATCAGATCTTTCTGTCAGCGTCGAAGAACCAGGCGCACATCTTCAAGGCCTACATTCAAGGTTTCGCCCGCGAGGTTTGCGGTGTCGAGCTCACCGGCGACCCGATCATTTTGGCCAACGGTGCCGAGCTGCACTTCCTCGGTACCAATGCCCGAACCGCTCAGGGTTACCACGGTAATTTCTACTTCGATGAATTCTTCTGGACATTCAAGTTCAATGAACTGAACAAGGTCGCCAGCGGCATGGCGATGCAGAAGCAATACCGTCGCACCTACTTTTCCACGCCATCGAGCATGGCGCATGAGGCCTACACGTTCTGGACCGGCGAGCGCTTCAACAAGGGCAAGCCGGTGGCCCAGCGGCTGAAATTGGACGTGTCGCACGACGCGCTGCAGCAGGGCCGACTTTGCGAGGACCGGATCTGGCGCCAGATCGTCACCATCCTGGATGCCGAGCAGCGCGGCTGCGACTTGTTCGACCTGGAAGAGCTGCGCCTCGAGTACAACGCGGACGCCTTCGCGAACTTGTTGATGTGCCAGTTCGTCGACGACGGGGCGAGCATCTTCCCGCTTAACGTCCTCCAGCCCTGCATGGTCGACAGCTGGGTGGAGTGGTCCGAGGACTACAAACCCTTCGCCGCACGACCGTTTGCCGATCGGCAGGTGTGGATTGGCTACGACCCAGCGGAAACCGGCGATAGCTCCGGCCTGGTGGTGGTGGCCCCACCGACTGTTCCTGGTGGGAAGTTCCGCGTGCTCGAGCGCCACCAGTTTCGCGGCATGGACTTCGCCGCCCAGGCGGAGGCGATCCGCCTGGTCACGATGCGCTACTGGGTGACGTACATCGGTATCGACATCACTGGCATGGGCTCTGGCGTGGCCCAGCTGGTGCGCCAATTTTTCCCCAACGTGACGACCTTCAGCTATTCCCCCGAGGTCAAGACGCGCCTGGTGCTCAAGGCCTACGACGTGATCCACAAAGGACGCCTGGAGTTCGACGCCGGCTGGATCGACATGGCCCAGTCGCTGATGGCGATTCGCAAAACCATCACGGCCAGCGGCCGACAGTTCACTTACACGGCAGGCCGCACCGACGAGACCGGACACGCGGATCTCGCTTGGGCGCTTTTCCACGCATTACAGAACGAACCGCTTGAGGGCCAAACCTCAACGAATACCGGCTTCATGGAGATTTATTGATGAGTAATAGCGGCAGCGAAACCACGCAATCGTCCACTTCAGCCCCGGTTGCGGCCGAGGGACAGGTGCTGCCGGTAACGGGCGGCAAAATGGAAGCCTTCACCTTCGGAGACCCCACGCCGGTGCTCGACGAGCGGGGGATTCTTGACTACCTGGAGTGCTGGCTGAACGGTCGTTGGTATGAACCGCCGATGTCCCTTGATGGGCTGGCCAAGTCCTCCCGGGCCAGCGTGTTCCTGCAGTCGGGTTTGAATTTCAAGCGCAACATGCTGGCCCGCACCTTTATCCCCCACAAGTTGCTGTCACGGCAGACCTTCGAACAATTCGCCCTGGACTTCCTCTGGTGCGGCAACGGCTATCTGGAAAAGCGCGAGAACATGCTGCGCGGCACGTTGGGGCTGCAGCCCGCCCTGGGCAAGTACATGCGACGCGGTGAGGACCTCGAAACCTATTACCAGGTGCGCGGCTGGCGAGACGAGTTCGAATTCAAGCGCGGGACCGTTTACCACCAGCGTGAGGCGGACATTAACCAGGAGATCTACGGCCTTCCTGAATGGCTGCCGGCGCTGCAGAGCGCGCTGCTCAATGAGTCCGCCACCTTGTTCCGGCGCAAGTACTACAACAACGGCAGCCACGCCGGTTTCATCATGTACATGACAGACACCGCGCAGAACGAGACAGACGTAGCCGCATTGCGCAGCGCCCTGAAGTCCGCCAAAGGGCCGGGGAATTTCCGGAACCTGTTTATGTACGCCCCGGGCGGCAAGAAGGACGGCATTCAGTTAATCCCCGTCAGTGAGGTCGCGGCAAAAGACGAATTCGGCTCGATCAAGAACATCAGCCGCGACGACATGCTCGCGGCTCTACGCATCCCCCCTCAGTTGATGGGCATCGTGCCGCAAAACGCGGGCGGTTTCGGCTCGATCAAAGAGGCCGCGCAGATCTGGGCAATGAACGAGCTCGAGCCGATTCAGGCACGCCTGCAGCAGGTCAACGAATGGCTGGGCGAAGAGGTAATTCGCTGGAGGCCGCTGGAGCCAGTTTCCGACAAATGATCAGCCCCCGGGCGGCAGTTTCTTAGCGCTCCGCCCTTTATCAATCCGAAGTAAGGACGACCAATGCCTGCACCGATTTTCCCTTGGATGGGCGGCAAGCGCCGTATGGCGAAACACATCCTGCCGGAGTTTCCAGACCATGATTGCTACGTCGAACCGTTCTGTGGCGGGGCGGCTCTGTTCTTCATGAAGGAGCCCAGCCGGGTGGAGGTGATCAACGACTTTGACGGCGAGGTGGTGAATCTTTATCGGGTCGTTGCCAATCACCTGGAGGAGTTCGTGCGCCAGTTCAAATGGGCATTGGTGAGCCGCACCATGTTTGAATGGGCCAAAGAGCAGGCGCCGCGCACGCTGACCGATATCCAGCGCGCAGCGCGCTTTTTCTACCTGCAGAACCTTTGTTTCGGCGGCAAGGCAAAGGGCCGGTCTTTCGGGACCGCGACTACCTCAGCGCCGAGGCTCAATTTGCTGCGTATCGAAGAAAAGCTCAGCGACGCCCATTTGCGCCTGGCGCGGACCACTGTCGAGAATCTCGACTGGAAGGAGTGCATTCGCCGGTACGATCGGAACCACACGCTGTTTTATTTGGATCCGCCGTATTGGGAAACCGCCGGGTATGACGCTGGGGATTTTGGTTTTGAACAGTTCGAAGCCATGGCTGATCTGGCGCGATCGATCCGCGGGAAAATGGTGATTTCGGTGGGTGACCATCCGAAGATTCGCGAGGTGTTTGCAGGGTTGCGCCTCAAGGAGGTGCCGTTCCGGCATACCGTCGGCGGCAATGGAGGAATTGAAGTGAACGAGCTGGTCTATTTCAATTGGTGAGAGGACGGAGGGTGCAGGCGGCAGCCAACACGCCCAGTGGCGCTATACGCACCCACCTTCTCATGCAAAACTACTGTTCGCCCGTACAGTATTGGTTGTTTTTTTATGGCTCGCCATCTGCCTCCATTTCGCCCTGTGACGAAAGCCGAACTGCGCTACTTCTGGAGCAATCATCCCGAAAGTCGGCGGTTGGTGCTCGAAATTGAGCGCTACCGTCGTGTGTTCGCAGAAATCGACGGCCTGTACAAGACCACGCACCAGGCGTGGCGCGATCACTTAGGCGGCAACCTGACTGCCTTGCATCTGCTCCAGCAGGTAATGACCGTGGAACGCGAGCGGCTACCTGCGGAAGTCGCTGACAGGGATTGAACCCAATAAAAAGCCCCCACGCTCCGATAGAGGGTGGGGGCCGGGTGGATGTGACGGCAAATCAGCCCGGGGCATAACCGGCTCGCGCCAGAACATCCTGCAGTTTGTCGAAAGCCTGTTTCATCAAATGGGCCTCATCGTCGCCTAAAGCATTGCTGGTAAATTCGAACCATCCCACCCGCTTGGCGAATTGTGCGAGAGCCAAGGTTTCAGCGTCGGTCAAAAACTCGCTTTCGGTTGCGCCTGCTGAGGTGGTGATGGCTAGTGTATTTCCGTTGCGGCTATCTGGTGTCTCACTCATGTTCGTAGTCCCTTTGCTGTAAAGCCGTGAAAGCTATCGCCCTTACCGTCTGCTTACCAAGACGGTAAGGGTTGCCTTCACCTCTTATTGGGCTTGGATTTGGGCGACCTTCTTGAACACCCAGCACTTGGTCGTGGTTTTGCGAATGAAGCTGTCCACCGCCTTTTGCCCCAAAAACTGTGGCTCGGTGCAGCGCTTCAACGCGTTGGTGACGTCGGTACCGATGATGGTCTGAATGCCATTGGCAGCGAACAGTTCGACCAGGTGCGGCATGTTCAGCGCGATCAGTTGCGAGTCCTTCGAGTGGTTGTAGGCGATACCCTTGGTGTCCAGCTGCAGGAGCGCACCCCAGAAGTCTGCGACCACGTCCGCCTGGGGCGGCTCGACGGTGCCGATGGCGTCCAGATCCGGAACGGGCAGTCCCATGGCGTTAGATAGATGTGTGATCTCAATGCCGAGCATTTCCCGCATCGATCGATTACGGCTGCGCATCAACTCTTTCAGCAGCGTCAGCCGATGTTTCGAAAGGCTGATCTGCTGGGTGATGGTGACAGCACCAGGTCGAACGGCCACGCCCTTTGTCCAGTAGTTCCAAAGCACCTCGTCGCACTCTTCCTGGTATTGGATGATCTTGTCCCGCAGCTCGGGCGCTACCTTGTTCGGGCTGATTGAGTAGAGCCAGGCCGCGAGCTTACGCAATGGGATGCAGGTCATCGAGCGCAGCTTGCCATCTTCGGCAACGGTGGAGATTTCCTCCACAGTTGAACTGAACTTCTCCACCAACTTTGTACGTTGACCGTTCCAGTCGATGCCCATGTTCGTGACGATGGGTTTCATCGCTACATATGGTTCGTTGTTCTGGCCAACTAGCACTACGGTATCGCCGTGAAACGGAACGGGCATAAGTTGAGCGTTCATGTGCTTTCTCATATGGCACCGCCATGCGTTTCCAGAACGCGCACCTGGTGCATGTGATGGTTGTAGCGCTTGAGGCGGGTTGAGAGGGAAGAGTTAGCGTGCAGCGCGGCGAGAGCCATGCGGCGATGGGCAAGTGCACGGATTTTGGACGGAATGAGGGCGGTCATATGCAGTTCCTTTCTGAGTTGGAGCTGCGGCCTCGTCGCCAAACGAGGGTGGCAGCTGTACGCAGGTTGGCGAACCGGGGAAAGGTACCCGGCAGACCCTAAGGTCTCCCGCGCACAGCCGCCATAACACGGAACTGCGGGCACAAAAAAAGCGCCTGCTGTCGTGATGGGCGCTTGTGCGCCTTTCTATCCGGGTCGCCAAACCCGTTCGCTGAATTGGCAGCGACGACCACAATCTACTGGCGTACCGAATACTGGTCAACCATTTGTTTACAGGTATTCGAGCCGACACAACGAAGATGTATCGCAGTGCGGCTGAAAATAACCCATCACAACATATCACTAGCCCCTAGTCCCGTCCATCAATCACTGCCCTACGACCCAGTAAACGCGGGGTGCGCGGGCCAGCGAAGGGGCAGTGTGGTCGCGCAGTGTCGATGACCTTGGCAGACCTCGACCGGGGCAGCAGACACGCACCCTTTTGGGGCGGTGCCGGTCGGGATGGGTCGGTCTTCACCTGGCGCGCGCCGTCGTCCCCCCGCCACGCCTGCGGGCTAAATCGGTCTCAATTTCTGCACCCCTGCACCCATCCTCCGGCAGCGCCTGCTGGGCCTCTCCTGCGCGAACAGGGGTCGAGAGAACCCTACAGAACCCTGCACGCACCCCCTGTTTTACGAACAGCCGGGAGCGCGATCCGAAGGGCCTTTTTTCAGGTCACCCATGGGAAACAAGTAATTTAGGTATGAGCAGGTGAGAAATAGGCTGGAGCCCGCGTGCGATGCGGTTTTGAGTACTTACTTTGCAGTAGCTTTTTTGAGTAAGGGGGGAAGTAATTTTTATCTAACTATATGATTTATATAGATATTTTATTTTCGATTTCTGACCTAGGAAAAAGGTAATGTTATTTCTAT